CAATATAAAGCTTTTAATTTAGTCCTTGGCAGCTCCGGATAATGACGCCTTAAAACTTTCATTACCGGAATTCTAGACATTTTCAGGCCCGTTGAGATTTCCATCTCAAGGGCTGTTATAGCCATTTGAATTTGAAAAGTTTTTCTTTGGCTATCATTTTGAAAAGTTATCATCATTATTTTACCTCCGGTGTTTTTAGTTCTGTTTCAATTTCAAATAATTTTTTAGTAAGATAAAACATAAGACCCATGTTTAAATTACTTGCTTTAATTATTTGTATCCTTACGGGGCCGGCTCCAATTGTTACCCACTCCGCATCTTTATATTTATCTACTTTTTGTGACATAATACCTTTATATAGGAATATCCTATAGCTGTCAAATCTTTTTTTCAAGTTATCCACAAGACAGGGAATAGCATGTGGGCGGGGCCCACCCACGAGAGAATAGCATGTGGGCGGGCCCCACCCAAAAAAATAAAAATAAAAAATTTATTTTGTTGCATATCCTATAAAATAATATATTAGAATAAATAGTCATAACACTAACGAAAGGTATAACCATGACTACAGTAACAAAAGACTTTAGACTGAACGCTCAAAAGCGAAAGTCTTTAGTTGAGATTTACGAAAGCCATATTCGTAATTCTGAAAACAAAATGCGTAAAGCATATAACAAAGCTAGAGAAAACTTTGACAATCTATATCCAAAAACTTGGGAGCTGATTGAAAAAGTTGTTAGGCAAAAACAACCTATCGAAGATGTTGAAACCATTAAAAGCATGAGAGCAAAGTATGGGGATAATGGCGGAGATATCCATAATGATAATTGTTTTTATTTCACATGTCCGAGTGAGGAAACTTACACAGACTATGACGGAAATACAAAAACAAGAGAAAAGCAAAATGAAATTCATCTTGATATGACTTTGCAAGGTGATGAAAAATTTGCTTACGCTTATTACTATGATGATTTAAAATTACATGGTCTTAATGCTGATTTTGAATATCAATGGAAAGGCGAAAAACGAAACCCTACTTATTACAACGCAGAAAGCGAGGTAAGAGAGTTTATGGGTTTTAGTCGAGGTCGTAATGATGATAGTAAAGATAAACCTATCAATGACCCTCGTTGGTCAAAAACTATACCGGTTATAGGTACGAGCTACTGTCATTCAAGACAATTTCAAGTCGATGACATAACTCATTCAGTCTTAAATCAATTCGTGATTGCTAAAGAAAAATTAGCACAGGCACACGAACAAATGTTTGATTACATAAATGAGAAAGTACAAAAAATCGAACAGGGTTTAAAGACTTATACTAAATACAGTCAAGCAAAAGAATTGTTTGATAAACTTGGTATTGCTTTAAATGAAAGTCAAATCGATGAACAATCGTCAATGGCTTTAAGTGTATTCAGTCCTGAAAATTTAGCTGATATGCTTAAAGATAAAGATGATGAGTTTGCGAGTAGAGAAGAAAAAATCGCACACTTTAAAGCCCTACAAAATGCGAGTGTTCAATAATGAGTGAATATCGTTATTGTCATGGGAACAAGTGCCACGAATACGAAACGCAAAGTCGTATTCGTGGGGTCAAGGGTAATAAAGTTTTACGAACTCGTAAAATTAAAATTGATAAATGGAATAGAAATAATTGGCATGGATATTTTTGTGATGAAAGATGTAGGTCTGATTACATGCAAAAACATTTACAGACAATTATAAATATTCAACCGGTAGAACAACCGCTTGAAACCGCAATCGATGTAGAAAAAGTAAAAAACGATTACGCTGGTTATTGGGGGTCAAGGTCTATTATTGATACAGTTATAACTAAAAAAGCTGTTTAAGTTTTTGAGCCCTGAGCCGTGTTGCACGGCTCAGGGTTTTTTTATTTCTAGTTTTTTGGATAACCTTTTCGGTCTGGGTAAGATACTTGAATAGCGGCAGGTCTGTAATCGCTACAAGCATATTTATTTTCTTTTATTTTTTTACTTTCTAAAAACTTTTCTTTTATTAACGGAAACCTTTTCATGTACTCGTCTAACAATTCATGTTTCCAATAAAAGAACTCTTGAACTTCTTTAGTCCAAAATTCTAAGTCTTTAGTTTCTTCGGTAATTGTGATTGTTGCTTTTTCTATCATTATTTACTCGCTTTCCATTTATTAAATTTTTGTACCATTTTCCAATTAGCCCATGACCTACCACTATCGTGGGCTTTATACATTTCATCAACCCATGCGTAGTATTCTCTCTTTGGAAGAGTACAGTATTTTTTGTATCTTAATTCCAAGTCTTGTCTTTTCTCTTCATCAAAACTTGTAATAAAATCAAAAGTTAATTGTTTCATATTTCCTCGCTTTCTAATTACTAAATAAATCAATTTTATTTTAAAATAAATTCACTAATTGTTTCAAAAACTTTCTGCTGCTGCAACGCAAAACTATATCTTGTGGTACGTTGGCTATGATATACTATATCTTGTATATGTGGTTAGTGCATGTGGGCGGGGCCCACCCTGTTATAAAAAAAACAATAGAGGTACCAGACCAAACTGAGAATTTGACTTTTTTAAAAAGGGGGGAGGGGGCAAAAACACCCCATGCTTTTATATAAGCACCTATATATTGCTGGATTTACACAAATATATGGGATAAAATAGTTATCATGTTAAATATAGAAAAGATCAATAGGATTGCCGATCCTAAGATCAGGAAAGAATTAAAACTCAAACTGATACAAGGCGCACAAAAGAAAAAAGAATCAAAAATTAGAGACGACTTTTTTCATTTTGTAAAATACATTTGGCCAGAGTTTATTGAAGGTAGTCATCACAAAGATATGTGTGATGCTTTTAATAGAATTAAAGACGGTAAATTAAAACGTTTGATTATTAATATGCCGCCACGACACACAAAGTCTGAGTTTTCATCATACCTGTTGCCTGCTTGGATGATCGGGAATAATCCTAAACTTAAAATTATCCAGGCGACTCACACTGCAGAACTTGCCGTGGGCTTTGGTCGAAAAGCAAAGAACCTAATTGATTCTGAAGAATATAGAAAAGTTTTTGATACAAGATTACAAGAAGATTCCAAGGCTGCTGGTCGATGGTCCACGAACCATGGAGGAGAATACTTCGCTGCTGGTGTCGGTGGAGCGATGACGGGACGAGGTGCGGACTTACTGATTATCGATGATCCGCATTCGGAGCAAGATGTCTATTCTAAAAACGCGTTCGACAAAGCTTATGAATGGTACACGTCGGGTCCTCGTCAACGTTTACAGCCGGGTGGAGCAATTGTATTGGTTATGACCAGATGGTCTACAAAAGATCTAACTGAAAATTTAATTAAAGCTTCTGCAAAAGATGAAGCTGCAGACAAATGGGAAGTCATTGAGTTTCCTGCAATCTTACCAAGTGGTAAACCGTTATGGCCTGAGTATTGGAAGTTAGCGGATTTACTTGCGGTGAAAGCTTCTGCTGGAATTGGTAAATGGAATGCACAGTACATGCAAAATCCAACTGCAGAAGAAGGGGCGATTATCAAACGTGAGTGGTGGAAAGATTGGGATAAAGATTACATGCCTAATTTAGAATATGTCATTCAATCGTACGATACGGCTTTTTTAAAATCAGAAACAGCCGATTTTTCTGCAATCACGACCTGGGGTATTTTTAGAGAGAATGAAGACTCACCTCAAAGTATAATATTGGTAGATGCATTTAAGGAACGAGTAGAGTTTCCCGATCTACGGCGAATTGCAAAAGAACAGTATGATTATTGGAAACCAGAAATGGTATTGATTGAGGCCAAGGCATCTGGGTTACCGTTGACCTATGAGCTCAGAGCCATGGGTATTCCAGTTGTCAACTATACGCCTGGTCGAGGTAAAGACAAACATGCCAGAGTTAATTCCGTGTCCCCGTTGTTTGAATCAGGATCTGTTTGGGCTCCAAAAGGCAGACCATTTGCAGAAATGGTGATAGAAGAATGTGCTGCATTTCCTGCGGGAGATCATGATGATTTGGTTGATAGTACCACACAAGCATTACTACGATACCGAGAAGGTGGGTTGATTGCACATCCTGAAGATTATGAAGATGAACCCCTTGAACAAAAAGCTCCAAAGAGATACTATTGGTAATGACTGGAAAAAAATTCGGACCGCCTCCTAAATCAGGGCCCGCGGCTCAGGGCTTGAATATTAACTATAATACTGCTAAAAGCGTAAGACTGGAGAAAACAAAACATGGCAATAGACAAAGGCTTACCCAACGAGGTAACAAAAGAAATAGAACTACCTAATATTGAAGAAACGGTTGAACAAGTTATAGAGAACAAAGAGAAAGTTCCTTCAGACGTTGAGTTTACAGAATTAGAAGATGGCGGCGTAGAAATTAATTTTGAACCAGGGGCCGTGAACCGTGAAGACACACAAAATCATTTTGACAACCTAGCTGATTTATTACCGGACGATGTATTAGATCGACTCGGTTCTAATTTATACCAAGACTATATGGACTATAAAATGTCTCGTGCAGATTGGGAGAAAGCTATTACCGAAGGGTTAGACCTTTTAGGATTTAAATACGAACAAAAGTCAGAACCTTTCCAAGGTGCTTCAGGTGCAACGCATCCTGTGTTAGCAGAAGCGATCACACAATTCCAAGCCATGGCTTACAAAGAACTGCTCCCGGCCCAAGGACCTGTAAAAACACAAGTCGTGGGTGCATTAGATTCTAAAAAAGAACAACAAGCACAACGTGTCAAAGAATTTATGAATTATCAAATCATGGATCAAATGCCTGAGTATGAACCAGACTTTGATCAAATGTTATTCTATTTACCATTACAAGGTTCTGCATTTAAGAAAGTGTATTATGATGGTTTGTTAGAAAGAGCAGTTTCTAAATTTATTCCAGCGGATGATTTAATTGTTCCATACAATGCAACAAGCCTAGAAGATGCAGATGCCGTTATTCAAAGAGTAAAAATTTCAGAAAACGAATTACGTAAACAACAGTTCATTGGTTTTTATAGAGATGTAGAATTATCACCACCATCTAATAATGAAACAGACTTAGAACAAAAAGAGCACGAATTAGAGGGTTTAAGAAAAGGCAAGAACGAAAATGTATTTACATTACTTGAGTGTCACGTTAATCTTGACCTTGAGGGTTTTGAAGATCGAGGACCCGAAGGGGATGAGACGGGAATTAAATTACCGTACGTTGTAACGATTGAAGAAGGCTCTCGCAAAGTTTTAGCGATTAGAAGAAACTACAAAGCAAATGATCCACTTAAAAAACGTGTGGATTATTTTGTGCATTTCAAATTTTTACCAGGACTAGGTTTTTATGGTTTTGGTTTGATTCACATGATCGGTGGATTATCAAGAACAGCAACCGCTGCTTTACGATCTTTATTAGATGCAGGAACTTTATCCAACTTACCTGCAGGATTCAAGATGAGAGGAATCCGAATCAGAGACGATGCACAATCGATCCAACCTGGAGAGTTTAGAGATCTAGACCCACCTACTGGTGACTTAAGAAATGCATTCATGCCTTTACCATTTAAAGAACCGTCACAAACTCTATTACAGTTAATGGGCGTCGTTGTAACGGCAGGTCAGCGTTTTGCATCTATAGCTGACTTACAAGTAGGAGATGGGAATCAGCAAGCTGCGGTGGGAACGACGGTCGCGCTGCTAGAAAGAGGAAGCAGAACGATGTCTGCAATCCACAAAAGAATTTATGCATCTTTGAAAAACGAATTTAGATTACTTGCAAAAGTATTTAAAACATATCTACCACAAGAATATCCTTACGATGTTGTAGGTGGTCAGAGAATGATTAAACAAGCTGACTTTGATGATAGGGTAGATATTGTTCCAGTTGCAGATCCGAATATATTTTCACAAGCACAAAGAATATCTTTAGCACAAACAGAACTCCAGTTAGCGCAGTCCAACCCCCAAATACATAATCTATACAATGCGTATAAGAATATGTATGAAGCCATTGGTGTGCGAAACATTGATCAACTCTTAAAACCGCAACCAAAACCTGTTCCAAAGGATCCGGCTCTAGAACATATTGATGCGCTATCTGGAGTTCCATTTCAGGCATTTAAAGGTCAGGACCATAGAGCACATATCACTTCGCATTTAAATTTTATGGCTACCAACATGGCAAAAAATAATCCGGTAATTTCTGCATCATTAGAAAAAAATATTTTTGAGCACATTTCTTTGATGGCATTAGAACAAGTTGAGATAGAGTTTAAGGATGAGATTGTAAACTTACAACAGTTACAAGCAAATCCAGCTTTAGCTGCAGACCCAAGAGTGCAACAAGAGATCATGGGTATCAATATGAAAATAGAATCTAGAAAAGCTGTCTTGATTGCTGAAATGATGGATGAGTTTAAAGACGAAGAGAAGAAAATTACAGGTGAACTTGGAAATGATCCACTTGTAAAACTAAGAGCAAGAGAACTTGACATCAGAGCACAAGAAAATGCTAGAAGAAAAGACTACGATCAGCAAAGATTGAACATTGATAAGATGAAAGCAATGATGAATCAGATGAACGAAGACGAAAAACTTCAACAAAACGAAGAATTAGCAGGTTTAAGAGCAAATACTTCACTTGCAAAGACTGTTTTACAACACGAACTTAAAAATAAAGGCGGTCAATAATGTTTCCATGGGGTTTATTAGGTCACGGACTCAAAGCTGGACTCGAAATTTACAAAAATAAGAAAAAAACTGAAGTAATGATGTCTGAAGCGGCTATTGTACATGCTGAAAAGATGAAAAAAGGTCAAATTGAGTATACTGGCAAGGTATTTGAAGCACAAAAAGGTGATTGGAAAGACGAATTCGTACTTTTGACTGTTAGTAGCCCTCTGTTCGTTCTTGCTTATGGTGTATTTGCCGAAGATGAGAAGATTCAAGAGAAATTAGATTTGTATTTTGAAAAATTATCTGCTATGCCTTGGTGGATAACTGGTTTGTGGATTTCGATCGTTGCCGCAATCTACGGAATCAAGGCAACCGATATCGTTAAAACCAACAAAGGAGCAAAATAATGGGAAACAAAAGATTCAATAAACAAGTCCCTGGCTTTGGTTATGTTGCAGGTCAACCTAACAAAGGTACTGAAGCTGCTATTGGACAGACTTCGTCTCAGTTCAAGCAAGCACTTTCTGCACAGAACAAAAAAGTCAAAGGCGCAACAACAAAGTAATCTATGATTAAAAAAATTAAGAGTAAGATCTGTGAAATGATCTGCAAAGCATTTGGTATTACTCCATGTCTTTGTAATCATGAATGTAATTGTAAGAAGGAGAACAAATAATGACAAAACCAATACCAGAAGGTAAAAAAGGCAAAGGCATAAGAGCTCTTAAAAAAACTGCACCTGAAGTAGCTAAAAAAATGGGTTACAAAAAAGGTGGTAGAGTACATTATGCAGGTGGTGGCAATGTTGCTACTGATAAAACTGTAACAATCTCTACAGGTAAGTCAGCACCTAAGCAACCAAGAGCACAAATCGCAGGTTTCGGCAAAGCGAGAAGATAATGGCTAAACTTTGTCCGGCAGGTAAAGCAGCAGCAAAGAAAAAGTTCAAGGTATATCCCAGCGCATACGCGAACATTTGGGCTTCTAAATATTGTAAAGGCAAAGTAGGTAGAACTAAAAAATCCAATGGTGGTTTCATTGCAAAAGGATGTGGTAAGGTTATGAACAACCGCAGAAAAAAAACAAAAATAGTTTAATGAGTGGTCTGAAAAAATGGTTGGACGAGAAATGGGTGGACATCGGTGCACCGAAGAAGAACGGAAAGTATCAACCATGCGGCAGACAAAAAGGAAGCAAGAGAGCATATCCAAAATGTGTCCCACTTGCAAAAGCAAAGTCAATGACTGCTGGACAGAAGGCTTCGGCTGTAAAACGAAAACGTGCAGTGTCAAACACTGGCCCTAAACCAACTAATGTTTCTACTTTTGTGAAACGAAAAAAAGCAAGTGCAGGAGGTTTAATCTAATGGCAGGCAGACCTAAAAAAGGATTTTCAAAAAAAGAAATTTCAACAAGATATTCAGATGTTTTTAAAAAAGCAGGTAATTTAAAAAATTTATCTGCAAGTGAAAAAACTCAATTCTTTAAAAATATTTACAAACAAAAAATGATTGATTCAAAAAAATCATACTCACCAGACACACCAATGAAAGACATCACAAAAGCTCCAAGGTCAAAAAAGAAATCAAGACCGTTTGGGGTTGGTAGTGGTAAAGGTGCTGGTGGTGGATCTAGCACAAGAAGATTTTTAACAAAACAGGGACCAACGAGGAAGTTTTAATGAGAAGAAAATCTAATCCTATCCCTAGAACAAAAAAGAACTACAGACCTACAAAGTCTGGAGCAGGCATGACACGAGCTGGGGTCGCTGCCTATAGAAGAGCAAATCCTGGCTCAAAACTAAAAACAGCCGTGACAGGAAAAGTGAAGCCTGGATCAAAAGCTGCGAATCGCAGAAAATCTTACTGCGCTAGATCACTAGGACAATTAAAACGCTCATCAGCAGAAACCCGTAATGATCCTAATTCTCGTATCCGTCAGGCACGTAGAAGGTGGAAATGCTAACACTAGAAACACTCGTTCACAAACTTAGAAAAACTTTGAGAACATCTTATCAGTCGATAAGTGAAGCCATGATCGCCGGTGGCGCAAAAGATATGGAACAATACAAATATCTTTTAGGACAGGCGCAAGCTTATAAGTCAATTGATAATTATTTGACTGAAGCACTAAAAACCCCAGAGGAGAAAGACGATGACAAACCAAACGACGAAAACGTCATTAGATTCGGAAACAGAAGTACCGAAGACTAGACTTGCATTAGAAGAAAAATACAATGCAGATAATCAAAAAGAAGTAGATGCATATGAGCGTCTAAAAACAAAAGAAGAAAATAAATTACCAGTTCCAACTGGCTGGAGAATGATTGTATTACCATTCAAAATGCCAGAGAAAACAAAAGGTGGATTATACTTTGGCCAAGATACATTAGAAAAGCAACAAGTTGCTTCAACATGTGGTTTGGTTTTATCACAAGGTCCACACTGTTATGACAAAGAAAAGTTTCCTGAAGGTCCGTGGTGCAAGAAAGGTGATTGGGTCATCTTTGCACGTTATGCAGGCTCCAGGATACAAATCGATGGTGGTGAAGTGAGAATACTAAACGACGATGAAGTACTTGCTACTATTGAAAACCCAGAAGACATACTTCATCTATACTAACATAGGAGCAAACTATGCAAACTGAAAAAGCAATAGAAGCAGAACAGAAAACAGTTGACATTGACACAACTGGACCTGATACTGAGGTTGAAATATCAACCGAGGAAAAAAATACTGACTCTACTCCAGCTGAAGCAACTGAGGAAACTAGTGTTGAACCAGTGGCAGCCGAGCCGACTCAAGAGGAAGGCGAAAAGGAGCAAGAAGCAGCGCAAGAGACTACGACAGAAAATACAGAAGCTAAGAAAGAATTAGACGATTACTCAGACAGTGTAAAAAAGCGTATTGCTAAGTTGACAAAGAGAATGAGAGAAGCAGAAAGAAGAGAAGAAGCTGCAACTCTTTTTGCAAAATCTTTGCAATCAAAGCAAAAAACGTATGAACAAAGACTATCTAAATTAGACAAAGGCTATGTTTCTGAAATGGAAACAAGAATTGAGACTAGTTTAGAAGCAGCTAAAGCTAAATTATCAAAAGCCAGATTAGATGGCGATATTGATTCTGAAGTTGCGGCTCAGTCTGAGATATCAAAACTAGGCTACGAACAAGCTAAATTGGCTGAAATTAAAGCACAGCCAGAACAAGAAGTTAAACTTGATAACCAACCAGAAACAGCGGTTAGAAATCAAGAAACTGAAGCTGCGTTCGAGCAACAAAAACAACCTACACCAGACCCTAAGGCCGAAGCATGGGCTGAAAAGAATAGCTGGTTTGGGTCCGATGAGCCAATGACCTATACGGCATTTGCTCTGCATAAAAAACTAGTGGAAGAGGAAGGATTTGATCCTAAATCGGACGAGTATTATTCGGAGATTGACAAGAGAATAAGACTTGAATTCCCACACAAGTTTGGTACAACTGAAACTAAATCGACTGAGGAAAAACCTACTCAAATAGTAGCTTCTGCTGCTAGAAGTAGCAAACCAGGTCGCAAGATTGTGAGACTCACATCATCTCAGAGAGCAATCGCTAAAAAATTAGGTGTGCCACTTGAAGAATATGCGAAACAATTAAACTTAATCACGAAGGAGTAATGCATATGGAAAACAACGAAAACAAAAGAACTTCTCGTGCGAGTCAGACTAGAGAAAAAACAAGTAAACCGAAAGTCTGGACTCCACCGTCACCATTAGACGCACCACCTGCGCCAAACGGCTTTAAGCACAGATGGTTGAGAGCTGAATCATTAGGATTTAATGATCAGAAAAACATGACCAGAAGGCTTAGAGAGGGATTCGAACTCGTAAGAGCAGATGAATACCCAGATGGAGACTATCCGATTGTTGAGGATGGTAAATACGCAGGAGTGATCGGGATTGGCGGCCTTGTGCTGGCAAGGATACCAGAAGAGATCGCAAAGCAAAGGGCAGAATATTTTGCTGGACAAGCAAAAGAACAAGTCGAAGCTTTAGACAACGACCTCATGAAGGAACAGCACCCAAGTATGCCTATCAATGTTGATAGACAGACTCGTGTAACTTTTGGTGGTTCAAAGAAGAGTTAATTTTTTAACGATTCCTACCCCAATTAAACTAAACCTTTATAGGAGAAAAAAACTATGGCAAACAAAGACGCTGCATTCGGTTTAAAACCGATCGGTAAAGTTGGTCAGAACGCTGATAACGGCGGTTATTCTGAATACGACATCGCAGCATCTGCAACTGCAATTTACTTCAATGACCCAGTAGAAATGCTGGACTCTGGTACAGTAGGTGTGGCAGCAGCAGGTGACGTGTTGTTAGGTTCACTAACTGGCGTTTTCTTCACTGACGCAACATCAGGCAAACCAACATATGCTAATCACTTAAATGCTTCGAACACTGCGACTGATATCAAAGGTTTCGTAGCAGATGACCCATATGCAAGGTTTGAAATACAATCAGCAGGTTCACCGACTCAAGCAAACATCGGTAACAACGCTGATATCGTGTACGCTGCGGGTGGTTCGCATGACTACGTTTCAGGAGTAGAAATTTCTGGAACTATGGCTGCAGCTACTGCACAGCTAAGAATCGTAGGTGTATCAAAAGACCCAGAAAACAATGAGTTAGGTTCAGCGAACACTAACTTAGTTGTTGAGGTCAATGAGCACTTCTACAAACAAACAGCAGGCATATAATAGGAGGATACAACTATGGCCATTTCTAGAGGACAACTAGTCAAAGAACTAGAACCAGGGTTGAATGCACTATTCGGCCTTGAATACAAACAGTATGAAGGACAGCATGCTGAAATCTATACAACTGAATCATCAGACAGAGCGTTTGAAGAAGAAGTAATGTTATCAGGTTTCGCACAAGCACAAGTCAAAGCGGAAGGATCAGGTGTTTCTTATGACAATGCTCAAGAGACTTACACTGCTAGATACTCTCACGAGACTGTAGCTTTAGCGTTCTCAATTACTGAAGAAGCTATTGAAGACAACTTGTATGACAGACTTTCGTCTAGATATACAAAGGCGTTAGCAAGATCAATGGCACAAACAAAACAAGTTAAAGCAGTAAACCCACTGATTCAAGGTTTACCTTCAACTGATAACTTTGATTCAGGTGACGGTGTTTCTTTATTCAACACAGCTCACCCAACAATCGCTGGTACAGTGAAGAACACTTTAACTACACAAGCAGACCTTTCTGAGACTTCATTAGAGCAGTGTCTAATCGACATCGCTGCAATGACTGACGAGAGAGGATTAAAAATCGCTGCAAGAGGAATGAAATTAATCGTTCCTTCAGAACTTCAGTTCACTGCAGAGAGATTATTAAAATCTGCTGGTCAAACAGGCGGTAATAACAACGATGTTAATGCTGTTGTGTCAAAAGGTATGGTACCACAAGGTTATGTGGTGAATAACTTCTTGACTGACACTGACGCGTTTTACATTATCACTGATGTGCCAAACGGTATGAAGTACTTCGAAAGATCGCCAATTAAAACAGCGATGGAAGGAGACTTCGATACAGGTAACGTGAGATACAAAGCAAGAGAGAGATACTCTTTTGGTGTATCTGACTTCAGAGGAATCTTTGGAGTTGAAGGAGCTGCGTAA